GCCCGGATTCGTGAGCCGCTCCCGTATCTGGCCCACCACGTCGCCCAGAACCGGCGCCACTTCCGGAGCGAACGTCGGCGTCACCGTTCTGTTGTAGGTGCTCTTCCCGCCGCGGTTGGCGAACGCGCCGCCCAGCGTGCTGAGGCCGGCCAGCAGCCCGCCTGCCCCCCCGCCGCCCCCGAACAGTCCCATCAAGCCGCTTGCGAATTGCATCGTTCGAAGTCCTCCTTCAACAGCCCCAGCAGCACCATGTCCGCAGGCTTTCCGCCGCGCGTGGTCTGCTGCCGCAGCATCCCCTCTCTCTTCGCGCCGAGCATCATGGCCAGGGCAATGATCGAGTGGTTATCCCGCAGCACCGGCCCGACCAGTTTCCGCAGTCCCAGCGGCCCGAATGCCTCCGCGTACACCAGGCGCAGCGCCGCCGCCGTCGTATCCCGACCCCAGAAATCCTTGCGGAACAGCGCGTGCGTCACCGCCGCCACCGGCGATTGCGGCTCTACCGTCACTAGGCCGCACAGTTCCTCGCCGTTATAGACCGCGAACTGGTGCTCCTTCCGGGCCCGCGCCAGGTTCCACTCCACGAAGTCGTCCAGCGTCTGCGGCGCGTAGTCGTCCGCGACGCGGCTCCGGAAGTCGCTCATCCACTGCCACACGCGCGGCAGCGCCGCGGCCGGGAAAGGCTTTTCCACGCGAATAGACAAAACTCCGCTCCCTTTCACTGGAAAATCGCCACTTAAGCGGGAATTGCGGGCTTACTCCAGGTCCGCCCCGGGCGCGATCGCCGGCAGCCGCGGATCCCACCCGAACAGGTGCACGTGATCGTGCGCCCAGAAGTGGTAGCCGATGCCCTGTGCACGCGTCTGCAGCTCTTCGAGCTCGCGCGGGCAGCCCGCGTTGAACACCGCAATCAGGTACCGGCACTTCGACCGCGGCCAGCTCCCCTCGGCGAACGGAAAGCGCGCCCCGCGCCGCGCCCGGTTCAGATCCCGCGAGCCCGCCCCGAAGTCGAGGCCTTCCATCTTGACCCGATCGAACGGCGCCGTAGCCGGGTCCCGGAACTCGTCCGGAATGTTGACGGCGTAGTTCAGCCGCCCGCCCAGGTCGAACGGCCCGTACACCTCCGGGTAGTTCACGTCCAGCGGCAGCAGGATTTCGATTTCTGCCGAAGGATGGAACATCCGCACATAGCTCCGGATCAGGCGCAGGTGGTCGATCAGCCGCGAGCGCAAAAACGAGACGTCGGCCGCGTGGCCGGCCAGATCGTCGTTCGGCGTCGAAAATACGAACAGCGGCCGCCCCAGGGCCAGCGCCGCGGCCGCCTGCGTCTCGGCGTCGTAGTACGCCATCCCCCGCGGCGCCATCCCCCCGGCGAAGAACCACCAGAGGAACTCGCCGCACTGCAACACCACCGGCAGCCCCGCTGCGGCCTGAAGATCCGCCGTCTCGCGGAACACCCGCTGCTGGTACGCCAGCATCTTCGACACGAAGCTGCAGTGCGTGGTGACGTTCGTGGCGAAGCCCGTAGCCGTCTGGACCGCGGTTCCGTCCGGAAACCGAGCCGCCCACACTTCCCCCGCCGGCGGATCGTCCGGCGGGTTGAGCAGCTCCATCGAATACGCGAGCGTCACCTCCCGCCCGCGCGCCGCGCACTCCGCGCACAGGTCCGCCAGCCAGTCCCGCGCGGCGCGGTTCAGCGCCGGCGACTGCGCGGGATCCACCACCCACAGGCCCGCCGTATTGTCGAGAAGGTTCCCCGTCTCTATCACCCGCCCCGGATCGGCCAGGTCCGCCGTCCCCTCGATCGCCACCGCATGCCCGAACCGGTACGCCGCGTTCGGCGATCGCACCGTCACCGTCAGCCGCGCCCCTTCGGCCGCCGCCCACACGCCCGTAAACGTCGCGTTGATGAAGTAGGCCAGCGCCCGCGCGATCCCCTCGCTCGTCTCGCCCGCGAAGACCGTCTTGCCGATGGTCGTGGAAGTCGAGAGGTCCGGCGCCCCTATCGCGAGGAACACCTGCTGCCCCGCGAGCCAGGTCCCCGTGAAGTCGAGCCGGAGCTGCGCCAGCGCCGCCCCGCTGCGCCTCCGCTGGTTCCACCAGAACACGCCAACGTATACGTTCAGCGGCGCCGCAAAGCCGAGCTGGTCCATCCACCACATGAGCCGGGCCGGCGGCACCTTGTAGCCGTGGTCCGTGTCGTAGTCCACCGCCGGCGACACCTCCGGCCGCGCTGGCAGCGCCGCCGGAACGTCCGACGCCACTGCCGCCTCCACGAAGTCGAAGTAGCAATAGCTCCCGCTCGACGCCGCGTTCGGCGCGCGTACCGTCAGCGTCACCGTGTGCTGGCCCGCCGCGACCTGCGATCGCACCAGCCGCCGCGCCGTCACCGCCGCCAGGCCCGCCGCCTGGTTCAGATACATATCGAGGCGTGTCTCCCCGTCTCCGTCGAGAGAAACGCCCCACGCCCCGCGGTCCGTCTGCAGGCTGGTCCCGATGTAGAGGTCGTGCACGTGGTCGCAGGCGTAGCGCACCACCACTCGATCGCCAACAGTCGAAGCCCGCCGCACGCGTCCCTTGGAAAAGAACCCGTCCGCCGGCTGGAACAGCGCCCAGTTCGAGTACATCGTCCGCCAGCTCGCTCCGGCGTACGTGCACCAGGAGTCCGACTCTTCGATCCGCACCGAGCCCGGGCCCGCCACCTTCAGCGCGCGCTTACCTTGCGGGTCATACACCGACCAGTTACTGAAGACGGCGGCAAACTCCGTGTCCGGGTATGCCGCGCCCGCCGCCAGCTCAGGCGCGAACGTCAGCCACATCTGGCGGACCTGGTCGATCCCGAGCGCCGTGAAATCCAGCTCCACCCGCCAGGTCGCCCCCGATCCGCCAGCCAGCGGCAGCACGTCGCGACTCGCCGTCAGCCGGGCACTCGAATGAGTGGTGTACAGCGTGATGTGGTTGCCGTCCACGCCGCCGCGGTCCGCGAGGTACGCCGCGCCCGTGAGGTTCCCCGGGTCCTCCGTCAGCGTCAGACTCCGCGCGCTTTCGACCGACAGCACCGTGCGCTCGACGCCGGCGATCAGGAGCGTATCCCCGGCCCGCAGCCCCTGGAAGCCCATGCCGCTCGCCAGCGTCACCGCCGCGCCCGCCGTATCCACCGTCCCGTAGCGTGCCGCCGTCACTTCCACCGCCGCGTTCACGGCCCGGGCCCGCACCGCCAGCGACGGCCCGATCGCAGACCAGCTCGTCCCGTTCACCAGCGCCGCGATCGCCGCCGCCACGTCGGACGCTGTGCCCGGCAGAGCCGGCACCGAGTACTCCCAGGCGATGTTCAGGTACCACAACGCCAGCGAGTCCCCCGCCACCATCCCACCATCCACCACGTCGAAGCTCGCGCGCGCCGTCCCGAAGCTTGTTGAAGAAGAGCCGCCCTCTACCAGCGTCGCGTGATCGAACAGAGGCACCTTGACCGTCGCGCCCGCCGCCGTCACCACATCCAGAAACGTGTTGTCGATCGTCGGGAACTTGACGCTGTCGAGCGGCTGCAGCCCGCTGTACGACGCGTCGAAGCTCAGAACCATTCCGGCGAAGTCGAAATCCGGCAGGTGCTTTAGCCGCGGATGCTCGAAGAAGCAGTCCGCGTCCCACAGCATCAGCACGCAGAAGTCGGCCGGATCCCGGAACACGCCGGAAATGGTGAATCCGGTTTCCGTCGCCCGCGTCAGCGCCGCCGCGGCCCCGCGATCATCGAAGCCGCGGAGCTGCAGCGTCCGGTTCGGTTGCAGTTTGTAGACGGTCTCGCTCACGCTTCTGCAGCTCCCGCTCCCATTCCTCCATCGCCTGCCGCCACTGGCTCATGTAGGCGAGGCGCGCCGCCCGATCCTCCGGCGTCTCCGGCTTCCGCTTGCGCCCCATGCCGCCTCACAGCCGGATCAGCAGCGTCAGGTCCGCACCCGGGAAAGTGCTCCCGGTCGAGGTGATGCTCAGCGTCAGCGGCTTGTCCGCCCCGATTGCGCCCAGGCCCGCCGCGCTCAGCGTCCCGCGCGTCTGTCCATCCCGGATCACCGGCTCCGCCCACTTGGCCCCGTCGAGCCCGATCTCGATCTTCAGGTCCTCGCCCACCGGCGCCTGCTTCACCAGCGCCACCAGCTCGCGCGGCGAGCGCGCCTCGTCCAGCATCACCAGCGGCGCGAGATTCGACCCGATCCCCAGCGTCCCCGGCACCGTGAGCACGAGCTGGCGCTTCCCGGCCGCCGCCGATGCCGGCGCCGCCGGCGTCGAGCCACCGCCCACCGCCGACTCGGTCCTTGCAGCCGTCTGCAGGTAGCGCCGGTCCCCCGCCGCCCGCGTCAGGGCGTCCTGCCCCGCCTGCGGGTCCGCCAGGTTCACGATCCGGAAGCCCCGCATGTCCAGATCGCCCGTCACCTCGAGCGACGCCCCGGCCTGCGCCAGGTCGCGCAGCCGCTCGTTCAGCAGGAGCACCGCCTGCTGGAGCGTCAGCCCCGGCGGGAGATCGTAATCGCGCGTCGCAGTCCGGCCCGCCATCTCACTCGACCGCGTCCACGGCCAGGTCCACCCACCGCGGGATCGCCGGCGTCTGCGGGATCGGGAGCGGCCCCCGCGTCCAGGTCTCCGGCGTCGGGTCGATCGGCAGCGCTGCTTTGTTCCAGGCCTCCGGAGTCGGCGTGATCGGCAGCAGCGCTTTGCTCCAGGCCTCCGGAGTCGGCGTGATCGGCAGCGGCGCCGCGGCGAACCCGTCCGGCGTCACCCGGCAGGGCAGGGAATACCAGCCCCACCCGCCCGGCGCCGTGCCCCCGATCGCCGACGCCCACACCCGCGCGCCATACAGCCGGCACACGCTGGGCCCGGAGATCCGCGCGTCGAGGAGCTGCCCCTTCGTTTTCCCCGGCAGCCGGAACTCGATCGTGCGCCGCCCCGCCGTCGTCGTCTCCGTGTTGATCGCCTCGGAGTGCCGCACCGTCATCGCGTCGCCCGGCTGGTCCGTCAGCAGGGTAAACGTCATCGGCCCCGACGTGTCGAGGTCCAGCTCGACCTTCCCCAGTAGGTGTACCGTCTCAAAGGCCATAAGTTGAGTTCTTTGCGCCTTCGCGTCTTAGCGCGAGCCGCCTCCCTACGGGCTCAGGCTGATCTCCTGTGTCTCCCAGATTTCGCCCACCGTGCCGTCGATGTACTCCCCTATCCGCCGAAAACGCACGAAGCCCGAATACAGCTTCAGCACGCCGGCCGGCGCCGCCTTGAACTTGATCAGCTTGCCGTCGACCAGGCCCTGGTTCTGGTCGTCGAAGGGGAAGGTCTTCTCGGTCCGCGTCGTCGTCACCGGCAGCGTCAGCGATCGCCGCGCCTGTACCACGCCGCCCGGCATGTCCGTGTACACGTTGAGAGAACACGCCGCGCTGTTCTCGAACACCAGCGTCAGGTCTTTAAACTGGCACACGCCTTCAGCCATAGCTCACTTCCTTGCTCTCCCACGTCTCCCCGTTCGTGCCGTCCACGTATTGCCCGATTTCGAGCACCCGCGCCCGCACCCCGTTCACCGCAAACTCCACGTCCGCCGTCAGCAGCAGCCGCAGCTTGTGCGCCTCGACCATCGCCGGCAGCACCACCTCGTAAACCTTCTGCCCCGCCGCGATCGCCGCCGTCGCCGTCTGCCGCTGCGCAATCAGCCCACCTGGAAGATCGCCAAGCCACCGCCAGGTGAGCGTGCCCGCCGACTGCGCCGTCAGGTCCAGCTCCATGGCGTCGAGCTGCTTCACCAGCTCCGAGCCCAAGTCCGTCACCCCGGAGTCGTAGTTCTTCGCCCGCCGCGCCTTCGCGTACCAGTGCACATAGACGGACTTGATGATGCAGGTCGATCGCACATTCCCGTCGATCCGCACCGCCAGGTTCAGCGCCTCCCGCCCGGCGCCGCCGTTCAGCGGAAACACCGCCTTCGCCCACGTCGAGCTCCGCAGCGTCCCGATCGCCTCCGCCGTCGCGCCGTTGTCGAAGCGCAGCGCCAGCGTCAGGTCGCTGGGCGTTTCCGAGCCGAACGCCGTGCGGTACTCCACCACCACGTCCCCATAGACCTTGGGGTTGTCGGGCAGCCCCTGGTCGTGATAGCGGCTCTGCCAATCCACCACGATCGCCTCGCCGGCGTCCGCCGCTCCGGTCTCCAGCTCGAAGATCCGGCTCGATCCTCCGTCCGCGGCTGCGATCGCGCCCAGCAGCGCGCCGTCCCGCCCCTCGTGGTACAGCGCCGTGAAGGCGTAGAGCCCCAGCGCCGCGGCCGCCCTGTGCTGCGACCACACCCCCGTCCCCAGGTTCAGCACCAGCGTCGCGGTCGGAGCCGCGTAGCCGGCCTCCGGGTAGGAGAAGTACAGCCGCCCGTTGGCGAACTCCAGCACGCACGTGCCGATGGCGTCCGGGTTGATCGGGATCGCGACCTCACCCGCCGCCAGCTCCACGTACTCGCCATAGAACAGCGGGCGGATCTTCTGCGAGATCTCCTCCTCAAACTCGCCGTTGAAGCGGTAGATCCCCCTTGGGCCCACGAAGCAGTCGAAGCTCCCGCAGTTGGCCACCGCCTCCGCACCCACCGCTCCGACGTTTGCATTCGTCTGCTCCGGGTCGAAGCGGTCCGGATCTCCCGGCAGCCGCCAGATGGTGTGCTCCTTGTACATCCACCCGGCTCTCTTGTGCTCCGTGATCGCGACCAGCTCCTCCGTCTCATCGCCGGCGTCCTGCCAGTTGCCCTCGTCCTCGTCCTGCGAGGCCGGGAAAAACCACGGCTGCGCCGTCGGCGTCCACCAGTAGCGGCCCGGATGCGCCTCGCTGTTGAAGGCCACCAAGCGCCCTCCGAGCCGCGCCAGTCCCCGGCACGCCGGCGCCGGATCGTGGTCCACGGGCATCAGCGTGTGCCGCCCCTGCGCGTCTTCGTCCGTCACCGTGTCCGCGAACGCCGTGGTGGCATTGTCCGCGATCGTGCCCACCCGATAGATCCCGTCGAGCGAGCCGCCCTCGCGGTAAATGTGCCGCTTCGTGATCTGCGCGTCGGCCGACACCGGGATCGCCGTCAGCCCCGCCGGCTGGTGATCCAGCGTCACCCAGGCCGACGCCGGCCCGCCGTTGGTCTCGTGGCCGTCGTCCGTGTCGAAAGTCACGTAGTAGCGGTACCGCCCGTCGAGCGGCCCGGACACGCCGCCCACCACGTCGAGCGTGTCGAAGTGTACGTCGCAGGCCTCGCTCACCCGCACCTGCACCTGAATCGCCTTCGACGTCGACCAGTCCGCCCCTGCCGTCGAGCCCTGCCGCGTGAACGCCAGCGTCCCCGCCACCAGCCGCCCGCGCAGCTCGCTCAGCGCCTGCTCCAGGATCTGCCGCTGCAGCGCGTCTGTCGACGCGTTGTACTGGCGCAGCGTCTCCACGTATTGCGGATCCGCGTCCACGATCGCCGACGCGTTCAGCCCGCGCCGCACCGTCACATGCGTCCACGAAAACGCGTTCGGGTTGAGATGCGAGCCGGGAATCCCCACGTAGTAGAAGTCGCGGTCGAAATTCCCGGTCCCGACGTCGATCGCCAGCGAGATCTCTTCCACCGCGGCCGGGTTTGACGCGTAGATCCAGATACGGAACTCGTCCTCGTCGCGCTGCTGGCCGTCGATGCCGAGATCCTGGCCGACCGCGAGCTGCGCCTGCCAGGTCCCCGGCGGGTTGCACGCGATGTGCAGGCTCTCGCCCGCGATCGCGTTGCTGCCGTCGTAGTCGAACACCAGCACGATGTCGAAGATCACATAGGCCGCGCCGCTGGCCACCGCGTCGTACGGCGTATCCAGTACCAGCTCCGTCGCCGAGTTGACCGCCAGGATCGCGTAGTACAGCGCATCGCCGGCGACCCGCAGGTACTTCCCGACCAGGCTCTGATCCCACGCCGTCCCGAGTCCCGTGACCGTGGTGCCGCCGAACGCGATCGTCACCGTGCCCGTCGCCGTGATCCCGACCTCGGCCGTTCCGGACGCGCTTCCGTTCGGCTGCGTGATGGTCCACCCCTCGCCCTGGTTGAACGTTGCAAGCGTCTTCGAGTTCCGCGCGCCGGCCGCCACGGCCGGCGCCGACGTCGGCGCCGCCGGCGTCCACGGCGTCAGCGCGCCGCCCGGTGAGTGCTTCGCCTGATAGCGCTGGTTCATCACCCAGGTGAAGCCCTGGTATGCCTGCAGGCCCAGCGGCTGCCCGTCGAACCCGTCGTAGAGCTGCGCGTACGCGTTCGGACCTTCGCCCGCGTACAGCCGCGCCCCAATTCCCGCGTAGCGCGTATTCGGCGATCGCCGGTACAGCGAGTGACACAGTCCTCCGGAGAGCGCCCCCGACTCATCCTCCGACCCCTTCCGCGATCGCAACTGTCCGGCCTGGTCGACGCGCCAATTCTGCAGCAGCAGCGAGTCCTCCTCCGGAATCTTGTCCCCCGGCGGCAGCAGGTTCAGCGAGCCGCTCAGGATGCGGTGCTTTTCGTTCCGGAACGCCATCAGGCGAAGAGCCCCTTCATTTCCGTGCCACCCTCGCGCTGGTACATGAACGCCACCACCGCCTTCCGCGGAGCCGGCCCGAGCGCCGTCCATGCCGCCGGCGGAATCGCGATGTATGTCCACCGCGGCTGCCCGCCGCGCGTGTAGAACCCCACCGCGTCGAGTACCCGCAGCGTCAGCTTCAGCGGATCCCCCAGGAACCGCGCCGTGTACAGTGTCAGCAGCGGCCCCGCCGCGAAGCCGTCGCCGCGCTCGAAGTCCACGCCCTCCGCCAGGCCCGCCTGTCGCGCCAGGTCCGTCGTGATCGCCGCCGGATTGCGGTGCCGGTCCGTCCTCGCCCTCATTGCGCCGTCCCCCAGTACTGCTCGATCACCTGCTCCACCAGTTCCGCCCTGGCCGCGAAGTGCTCCGCCACCTCCGGCATCCGCGCCTTCGAGTCCTTCCGCCGCGCGGCCGCCAGCACCCGCCAGGCGAAGTACGGGGCCAGGCACGGCGGCGCCGCCAGCAGATAGTTCCCCGAATTCACGGCCGCCGGGAATCGGTGAAATACCAGGGACAGCGTGCCGGTCGCGTCCGGGATCCCGTACAGCCTGATCCGCTCCGTCCCGTCCGAGTCCCCCAGGAACCCGCTCACCGGCTCGTCGGCCGTGGCATCCGTCTCCGGCCACAGCGCGTCCAGCGCCTCCAGCTCCTGCACCGTCAGCGGGCACAGCGCCCGCCCGCTCAGCGCCGCGTGGATCGTCGAGAGATGCCGCGCCGGCAGCTCGTACACCGCCGTCCCGGCCAGCACTCCCGTCGAGTCGTCCCGCTCCACGAACACGCCGTAGCCGCGCGCCAGCTCCTTCGCCGCCTCGTCCGCGTGCTCATACAGCTCCGCCTCGGTCCACCAGACCAACTCGCCGGCCGCGCCCGCGTTCAGCGCCGGGTAGAGGTCGGCGAGCAGCTCCGCGAAGTCGATTCCGGCGGCCGCCACGCCGCCGGTGAAGAACAGCAGGATCACCGCTCAGACCTCGTAGCCGAAAGCCGTGATGTCTCCGGCCGCGCCGACGTCCGTCGAATAGCGCAGCACGTTGTTGGCGGTCGATGACTTCCACGGCGTCGCGAACATGATCACGATCGGCGGATTCGGCGCGGTACCGTTCGGCGTCCCCTGAAACAGCATGTTCGCCGGCGCGTTCGTGTTGTCGTAGATCTTCAGAATGCCGGTCGCCGTCGGGGCGATGATCACTCCAAGCACCACGAACTTTTTGCCGCCGCTCGGAGTCCGGATGGTGATATCGGTCTGGCTCGCCGAATACGTCACCGCCGCCCGCCATTGCGCCGAGTCCTCTTGAGGAACCACCGCCACCGGCAGCGGGTTCGCGTGACCGAACGCCGCCCCGGCCTCATCCACCACGCCCACCTTCTGGATACCGGCCGCCGCGGTCCCGACCGCCGAGCCCCCGACCTGCGCCAGGTTCTCGTTCCACGGCGTCGCGTTGGCCGTCCCCTGGTTCGCCGTCACCGTGCCGTCCACCGTCAGCGAATTGCCGCCGTCCTCGACCTTCACGTGTCCGCTCGCGTTGCAGGCGATCGCCCGCGCCGTCCCGCCGTCCGAGCCCGCCAGCAGATCGCCCTTGCCCGGGATCGCGGCGCCCAAGGTGGCCACCGGGTCGTCGATGAGCTGCAGCGCCGTCAGCGCCGCCGCCGAGTTCGTGTCCAGCACCGGCTGCGTCGTCGTGCCCGTCGGGTCCGTCCGGACCGGCGCGCCCGCGGTCCCGAGCTCCGTGCCGTCCGCCTTGCGCAGGTTCACGTGCAGCCCGCGCTTCGCCGTGATGCGCAGCGCCGCCGCCTGGTCCTCGGTCGGGTCCGAGCCGATCGCGTCGTTGAACACGCCGCCAGCAACGTCGCACTTGCCCGTGCCCTCGACGAAGGCACTCTTGTCCGTCTGCGAGCCCGCGGAGACGGTCTGCACCACGTCCACCTTCAGCGCCTTCGCCGCGCTGACCGTGGAGATCCCGACCGTATCGGTCCCGTCCGACACCTTCACCGGCCAGGCGTTCGCCGCGGCCGCCGGCGTCCCCTGGTTCGCCGTTACCGTGCCGTCCACCGTCACCGACCCGCCGCCGTCGTCCACGCTCAGCGTCGCCCCGCCGTCGTCCACGGACAGGACATTGCCGCCGTCTGCAACCGGCACCCCGCCCGCAAGCACCGCCCCGATGTTGACGTCCATCCGGCCACCCACCAACGCCGCAGGGAGCTGCGCCGAGTCCACGGTCAGCGAGCCGGCCGCGTCGCTCACCGGCACCGTCGCCCCGGCCGCCCCGATATTGACATCCAGGCGCCCGCCGACCAGCGCGGCCGGAAGTTGTCCGGAGTCCACCGTCACCGACGCGCCGCCGTCGTCCACGCTCAGGGTCGCCCCGCCGTCGTCCACCGAGAGGGTCGCCGCGTTGTCGTCCACGTGCACCACGCCCTGCACGCGCGTCACATCCACGTCGAGCCCGTTCGTCCCGTCCCCCGTCGCCGGCACGCTCGCGCCGTCGCCCCCGACGTCCAGCTTCACCTTCTGGAAGTGCACCCCGCCCACGTCGTCCGTCGCGACGTTGGTCCCCGAGCCCTGCGTTACTGCGATGTTGTCAGCCATTCCGCCCCTTGCCCTTCTTCTGCAAAGTCGCCACCAACTTGCTGCGGTCGAACGAGGCCAGCTCGAACGGCGTGCGATCGTACTGCGCGGCCTTGTTGCGCGCCCGCACGAAGTCCCCCATCTTTTGTGCGGCGGTCAAAAACCGGTCCAGGTGCTTCAGCGCCGCCGTGAATTCCGCACCGCCGTCTTTCGCCTTCAGCGTCGGGATCGCGTAGTCGATCAGCGCCGCGTGGTACTCCTCCGGAATCTCCGGCGTCGATTCCGACCCTGTCAGCTTCACCGGGCATCGCGCAAAGGTGAGATCGAGCGAAGCGCCCGGCCCCGCCGGCCGCGGATGCACCGCCAGCAGATCGAAACCCAGCACCGTGTACCGCTCCGGCAGCCCGGGCTCCGACTCCCACTCCGGATTCAGCGCGTCCATCTCCTCAAGGCGCGCGAAGTCCACCTTGCCGCCGCCCGTGCCTGCCACGCGCACCCGCAGTGGAAGCAGGAAGTCCGGATGCGAGCTCAGCACGCGGTACCACGATTGCGTCGCCTGCAGCGTCAACCCGCCCGTGTTCTCCAGGCAGAGCGTCAGCAGCACGAACAGCCGCTGGCCTTCGTTGAATGCCGCCAGCGCCTCCGCGAAGGAGTGGCGCGTGGCCGTCGCGCGCTCGCCCAGACGATCGAGCAGCCGCGTCGAGAGCTGCTCCGCCGTCATCGCCGGTAGTCCGCCAGCAGCCGGTCCCCGCTCTGCGGGATGGCCGACTGAGTGAACGTGATCGTGCCGCCCGAGATGTTGTAGTCGTAGCCGCCGGCGCTCAGCCGGATCCCGTTCCGGTAGAGCTTGACCGAGCCGCCGATGGGCGTGTTGGCCAGCGTGAAGACCGCATTGGTGCCGTTGACGGTGCCTGCCGGCACTTCGCCGTCCACGAAGATCGGCGCGGCCGCCTGGCTCGTCGGCGTCCACTGCGACCCGTCCCAGCCGAGCATCTGCCCCGTCGCCGGCGCCGTCGACGCCACCGTGCGGCCCTGGAGCTGCGTCGCGTTCGAAGTCGGCGTCGCCGGCCCCCAGGCCGAGCCGTTCCAGCCCAGCACCTGGCCCGACGCCGGCGCCGTCGCCGCCACGTCGCGACCCTGGAGTTGCGTCGCGTTCGTCCCCGTGCCCGTCTGGTTCTGCGGCTCCCACTGGCTCGCGCCTGCGTTCCACACCAGCGCCTGGCCGTCCGATGGCGCGGTGGTGGCTACCGCCCGCCCCTGAATCTTGACCACCGACACCGAGCCCAGCGCGCCGCCGACGTCGCCGCCCAGGATCGCCGGAAGCTGCCCCGCCGCCACCGCGCCCGAGATCTGCGCGAAGCTGTAGTCGCCGAACAGCGCCGTGATCGCGCCCGTTCGGCCGAAAACGCTGGTCACCGCGGCCGCGCCGGTTCCCGCTCCAGGCTGCCAGCGGTTATTCGACGTGGACCACGAGAGCACCTGGCCGTCCGTTGGCGCCGTCGCCGCCATGTCTCGCCCCTGGAGCTGCGTCGCGTTGGTTCCGGATCCCGCCTGGTTCTGCGGCGTCCACTGCAGCCCGTCCCACACCAGCGCCTGGCCCGTTGTCGGCGCCGTCGCCGCCACCTCTCGCCCACGCAGCTTGATCACGCTCAGCGCGCCCGGAGTCCCGCCGACGTCGCCGCCGGCGATCGCCGGGAGCTGCCCGTACGTCACCGAGCCCGCGATTTTGGTGAAGTCGTAGTCGCCCTGCGTCGCAACCACGTTGCCCGTCCGCCCGAAGACGGTCTGGACCCCGCTCGACACCCGCACCGGGCTCGTCCCCGGCGGCCGCGTCGTCTGCGCCGCGGCCGCGCCAAGAGTCAACAGCAGCAGGATTATCGCGCCCATCTTTGCCTCCGGTGAGCCGTGTACCGCGGGTCCATCCGGAGCCGCGCCGGCCCGACGCGCGCCGCCTCCACCCGCACCATGCCCGCCACGAAGTCCCGGAAATCCGCCCGCGCGCTTGCTTCGCCGGCCGCGTCCTTCACGTGGCGGTAGATCCGCACCAGCGCCCCCGCCTTGATCGCGTCCTCGCTCACCCAGGGCAGCGGCGAATCCGTGGTGTTCGACCCCGTGAACTCGCTCACCGCCTTCTCGTAGCTGAACGGAAGACCCTCCGCCGCGTCCGGCACCGGGTAGATTTCCACGCGGTGCAGCACCGGCGGAGACGCTTCGTCCGAGTCCGAGTGCGGAGCAAAGATCCGCGCCGGCCCCGAGCGCACCCGCGACGGGTCCGCCTCGTTCAGATCGTCCCGCGTTTTGCGCAGCACTGGCGCGCCAATCCGCGGGTTTTGCATCGCCTTCACGTACTTCGCGTCGGCCGGCAGATTGTAGATCCGCTTGAAAATGGAATACCCCGCCGCGGCCTCCGTGTCGCCCTCGTAATTGCGGTCGAGCGTCCCCGCCGTCGCCGACACGTACGTGAACGTGTAGCGCTCCCCGCGCCCCTCCACGCGGAACTCGCGGCCGGTCATCCCCGACGTCCAGGTCGTCCCCGTCCCCGTCACCGCCGCCGAGCCGTTGGTGACCGCCGCCGTGCCCGCGGCATAAGGTGCAATCGTCTGCAGAACGGCGTCGCCCTCGAGCCCCTTCCAGGAGTGATGGTCGAGGATCTGGCGGTAGGCCGCGTTGATCCAGCCATTCAGTAGCTGGAGATCGAGCGCCCGCCCCTTCGCCAGCTCAAACCGGATCTGCCCCCACGTCGCCATGCCTCCTCACAGCGTGATCGCGATATACGCCAGTTGCACGCGTAGTGTCCCGTTGCCGAGGGTCCACTCCGTGCCTCCCAGCCCGCGGTTCGCCACGCACAGCGCCTTGCCGGCCAAGGCGCTGAATTGTACGTCCACTGCCTGCAGGAGCTCGTTTACTTCGACACAGAACCTGTCAGCGGTTCGTGTGAGAAATGTGGCCGGGAGGCCGTTACCAGAGGGTATCTGTATCGCGTCATCGGACGAGATGATCGCAACGCCATTGTTGCTCGTATTTCCGAACGGTGTACCACCATACCGGTATGTGTAGGCCCAAAACAGCGGCAACAGGACCACCCCCGCCGGCGGCGCAGGCACGACCACCTTGGGCGTCGCACGCAGCGCGAGCATCTCCGCCGCCGACACCGTTACGTCCGCATGCCGGATCCTCCCCCTCGGCGGACTCCAGATCATCGCGGCGCCTGCCTTGTCAGCAACACCAGCGCGCGCTCCCCGCCCTGGTTCACCGCCGCGCCCGACGTGCCGCTGCGCACCTTCACGTAGCGCAGCCCCGCGAACAGCGACGGCTGCAGCGCCACGATCCGCGACGTGGAGACGGTCGCCGTGATCTCGCTGCCGGTGTCGTCGTACAGGTTGTAGAAGTTCGTTCCGTCGGAGCTGCCCTGGAACGTCAGCACGGCCGCCGTCCACGCGGACGGCATCACGATCGCGGCGAGCCCGCCGTTGCCGAGATTCACGGCTCCGGACAGGCTCGCGCCGTTCGCGATCGTCGCCGCCAGGTCGTTAAACACCGCCGCCATTCGCGCCCTCCGCTACTGTGGTTTGCTACTGCGGGTTCAGCACCAGGAAGCTGATCTTCAGCGTCCCGTTCAGCGCCTGAGAGGCGTGCCGGTTGACGATCTTGATGGTCACCGACCCCGGCCCCGGCGTAATCAGCCCGACCGCCGGATCGCCCTGGTTGTTGTCGCCGTTCTGCACGCTCGCCAGCACGATCGACGTTGCCGCCACCAGCGTGTTCGTCAGCGTCAGCGTATACGCCGCGCCGGCCGCCGTCGTCAGCGACTCCGACGTCACCACGCCCGATTGCTTCGAAAGCGTCGCCGCCCCCGCTACCGCCGTCGCCGTCGATCCGTCCGGCTTGAGCTGCTTGCCGTCCGCCATCACGAGATCGCCCGACACGGCGCCGTTGCTCACCTGCGTGCTCCCCACCGACAGCGAGCCCGTGATCGTCACGTCGCCTTTGAACTTGGTTGTACGCCCCATGTGCCCTCTCCCCTCCTCTCACCAGCGCGGGATCAGGGCCGGCCAGCCGCAAAGGCGGCCGCCGGCCTGTCCGCGCCGGCAGGAGAAGACCTACGCGCCCGGCGTCCCGTACACGCCGTTGAAGTCGTTCCAGCCGCTCGACGCACGGTAGCGCTGCATCTCGTACATCGTCTCTGTGAACTTGTCGAACTCCCGGTCGGAGTACGGCTTCTCGCGGTCGATCCAGACCAGGCCGGTGTCTTCCGGCTCCGCCGACAGGAACCAGGCGTCGGCGTCCGTCAGGTACGGCCACATGAACAGCTCCGGCAGCCCGTCCCGCGCGTCCTTCAGCGCGTTATCCACGCGGTTCGCCGTGTCCGATCGCCCGTCGCTCTTCACGATCTCCACCGCGTTGAAATGGTTCGACGGGTGGTAAATCAGCCGCTTCGCGCGCACCATCTGCAGCAGGCCGGCCGGGTCCTTCATGGTGTAGAAGTCCGTGATCGCAAGCTGCAGGCTGTCCACGTCCAGGTCGGCCGCCACGCTCAGGATGTTGCTCTGCGTGCCGCCGCTCTTGTAGAGCGGATGGTCGGACGCGAACAGCGCCTTGCCATCCGGCCCCAGAAAGCTAGAGGAAAAACCGTTATTGAAGTGCGAAGCCGCGCGGATCTCGCGCGTCTCCTGAATCGAGCGCACCAGGCTGCGCGTGAACTTTTTGACGATCCCGAACTTGTCGTCCGCCACCATCTCGCGCGTGATCGGAATGGAGAGCCCGTGCTTGGTGTGCGTGAACGTCGAGTCGAAGCCCTGCACCGGCAGGTCCTGCCGGATCGGAGCGCCTTCCGCGATCTGCGTCGCCAGGCCCACGCCCGACACGCCCGTGAACTGCTCGATCGACCGCGAGCTGGAAGCCACGTTAAAGATCCGCGGAAACATCGCGGGGTAGGCACGGTACCGGTCGCCGATCAGCGCGCTGATCGCCGGCAGCATCGTGCTCAGGTAGAAATCGGAAAAACTGCCTCGAATGACCATGTGTCCCTGTCCCCCTTGCCTACACGCCCGCCACGGCCGGATTCATCCGGTGCTTGTTGAACACCACTTCGACCCGCGACCACGCGCCCGCGGCATTGTCCGGCACGTTCAGCAGGTCCAGCATGTGCAGGTCGAGCGTGCTGGTCGTATTGGCCGTCGACTCGTCCAGCTCGTGGCCGCTGATCTTCGTGGTACTGGAGCCGGCGTTCAGCTCGATGTTGACGTTCAGACCCATGTCCGCGGCCGTGAAGCCGTCGGTGTCGTTGTTGTCTTGCGCCTCGAAAACCGCGTCCGGGCTGACCACCACCAGGTGGTCGGTCAGCGTCGACGCGGCGCCGTGGTTGAGGGAGACCCCCGAAAAGAGCGTCGTGCCCGGCGTCGCTGAGTTTGCCTCGATGTTGCCGTCCGCCTCGCGGTTGACGGCGTCCCACTGGAAGATGGCCGTGCCTTCCGCTGCATCCTTCTGCATCAGTTGCACGACCGGGAATCCCCCGCTCAGCGTCCGCATCAGCGGGCGCAAGCCGTGGGGGTTGTCTACGTTTGCCACTGTGGTCTCCTATCGAAGAATTTCCTGCGAGTTGCCGCGAACTTCCTGGAGACCTCCGGCGCGGTCGCCGCCGCCGCGCCTGGCCTGCGGGAGGCGGAATCCCGCCTCACTCGCGTCCCTGGCCACTTGCTCCTCGTGTTCTTCTTGGGCGCGCAGCAGCAGCTCCTGGCCCTTCGCCTGGCACTGCCGGTTCCGGGCCGCCGCCTTCTCTTCCGGCATCCAGCCCAGCACCATGCTCCCGACCTTCACCGGTTCGCCGCGTTCGTCCTTCACCACCTCGAAGCCGCGCAACCCACGCCGCGCGATCACCGGCTGCGAGAGAAACCGCGGCCGCTGGCCAGGTCCCAGGTAGCGGTCCGCCGCGTCCCGCAGCGGGTCCGGCGGCTCCGCGTCGTCGATCCCGAGCTGCGCCGCCGCGCGCGCGTCGAGCGTCTTCTCGAACGGCCCTCGCGTCACCTGCGCCATCGCGTGCGGCCGGTCCAGCCGCTCCGCCACCCCTTCGTCCGTGTTCTCGTATGGGATCGCGTGCGCCAGCTCCTCCGGAACGGGAATCCCGTTCACATGCAGCACACGCCTCGCCTCCCGCGGCCGCGCCGCGTCGCGGAACACTGGCGACTCCGGGATTGCATCCGTCTGCACACCGGCCAGGGATACCTTCGGGCCTGCCTTCTTCTTCGCCATCATCCCCTCCCGTGCTCCCGCTGCTTCCGCCGCTCGTCCAGGTACCGCTCCGGCTTCACCCCGAGCGCCGCTATCACCGCCTGCGCCTGCGGCCCGAGGTAATCGTCGTCGGGCTCGTCCTCGACCTCCGCCCGCCCCCGCGTGCCGCGCGCGCCCTGCTGCGCTTCCACCCGGCGCCTCCGCTCCGTCTCGCGCTCGTCGTCGTCCTCGCGCGCCGGCTGTGCCTTCGTCTTCGCCGCCTTCTGCGCCAGACGAAACTCCGCCAGCTCCGCCGCCATCAGCAGCGCCGCCGCCGACCGCTTCGCCGCCGGATCCCGCTTTACCGCCTCGCGGAAGATCCGCCCCGTCTCCTGCGACAGCTCCGACTCCGCGTCCTTCAGGTCCGGAAACCGCGTCACCAGCTCCGCGTCCGTCGACATGGAGTGCCGCTCCCGCTGGATCGCGTCCTGCACCAGCTTCGCCGCGCCCTCCGCGGTGAGAAACCCGCGCTTTCGCAGCACCGCGTCCAGCACCTTTGGCCCCTTCGCGCTCAAGGCATCCACGAACTTCGCCGGATCGTCGAGGTCGTCTTCGTCCGGTTCCGGCTCCGCGCGCCGTTTGCCCTTCGCGGTCGGCTTCGCCTCCGGCTCCGCGTCGTCGAGATCGTCCTCGCCGTCCTCTTCGCCGGCGCCGCCGCGCCGCGCCAAGCCGGCCCAGTAGCGCTCGCTCTCGGTGAGCTGCTCGTTCGACTTCTTGAGCCGGTCCACTTCGGCGCGCAGCGACTTCAGCTCGTCCGCGCCCGCATCGCTCTTCTTCGCACCGCCGCCCGCAGGCGAGCCGGGCGGTTGGTCTCCCTGGCCGCCGGTCCCCGGCGACACTTCGAGATCGTCTGCCATCGCGCACTCCTGCCCCGCGCGTTGCCGCAGGGCCGCTCAGATTTTCAGTTGGCTTCCGAACTGGGTAGGCCTGTAAAGGTCCACACGCTTCGGGAAGTATCGGTCGGAGCACGTCCGACACAGCACCTGGTACACCCCGTCCTTCGGATGCAGGTACATCTTAATGTCGCCATCGCCCGCGGCATCGCGCAAAACCGCGAACGTGACGCCGCATTCCTGACAGCCCGGCGGCGGCGTTCCGTCGCACAGCATCCTCAGGGCCCGGAGGTGCCACTCCCAGCACAGCCAGCACATCACCGCGCCACCCTTGCCGATCCGCAGAATCTCGCGCGGCGACCGCGGCCGCGAGCAGTAGTGGCACGTCGTCGCAATCCGGATCAGGTGGCTCATCGCAGCGACTCCAGCGGAACCTCCAGCATCGCGCCGCCTGGCGCGGCCGCCGGCAGGTCCTCTCCCTCGACGTACAGCACGACGTGGCCATAATCAAAGTCCCACCGCACGTGGGCGAGCTTCACGCATTCGGCCAGCCCGAGCGCCCGCTTGAGCTGCTCCGCAGTAACGCGCGCCCTGCACATCCGGTCAGTATCCGCGATCCGCCAGCCGTTGCTCGCGCCGCTGCTGGCGCAGATGCGCCTTCAGCTCGTCGCCCGTCATACGGCGCCGCGGCTCCGGTTCGCACTCCGGCTCCGCCAGCTTGTCCGCGATCGCGCCAGCGCCCGCCTCGACCAGGCCGGCCGCCATCTCGACCGCGCCCGCGCCCGGAATCAGGTCCGCGACCTTGCCGACCGCGTCCGCCGCCGTCTCCACGAGATCAGCTACTTTCTTCAGCTTCTTTGCCATATTTTCCCCCGTTTCACGAGATTCCCCCTCGCTTCGGATGAGGAGGATGCGGTTTGCCAGGCCCGGGCGCCGGCGCCGGAGTCGGATCCGGCGTCGGCGTCGTCAGGTGGAGTCGCACCCTGAGCCTGACTTCCCTGTCCGTGTGCGATAGCTGCTCGATCTCGATCGAGTTCGCCGTGTCGCGGAAGACGCTCCCGTCCGTCAGCGGCGCGCTGAGAAACGCGAGGCCGTCATTCGGATGCGTGTCGACCAGCCGCGTGTCGATGCCGTTGACCAGGGTATGGATCGACGCTCCGCCCGTGATCGACGGGTAGATGGCCTTGATTGCGTCCGTCAGCTGCTGCTGGTAGCTGACGATCCACGGCCCAACGCGAAGCGCCATCACCCCGGTGTTGGCCAGCACATGGTGCGAGATCGTGTAGTCGCCTTCCTGCGTGACGTCGATCACCTGCTCCGGCCGCCACCACCCGAGCTGCATCTTGTGCGGCGCGTTCAGCATCGGCACTCCGGAGCCCATCAGGTCTCCGTTGTCACCGCGGTCCGACAGCGGATTCCAGGTGCCGGCGTGAGTCATGCCGAGGCAGTGCCCCATTTCGTGCGCGATGTTCCCCCAGCCGTCCCCGAGCGAGAGAATCGAAGCCGAAAAAGTGATGCCGCCAACGGTAAGGGAAGGGAAGCCGCGATCCGCGGACGTGCAGAACCCCGGAATCGAGTACAGCCGCCGCGTGTAGCTGGCGAGGTCGATTCCCTTGGCGCGAAGCGCGTCGTCAATCGCCCACATCGGATGCCCCGGCGCGAACACCAGGTCGCAATTCAGAGCGGCTTGGATGCCGACGCCGACCACCTGGCCCGCAAACCACATCTGCCCCCAGGACAGCTTGCGGTATACGTCGTTCAGCGAGCCCCCCGCGTCGCCCAGCGTCAGGTCGTATCCGCGCTGCAGCACCGAAGCCGAGGGCTCGATCCCGTTGCACCCGACTGCAATCACCAGCAGCCTCTGCTCGCCCACCGTCGTCATTCAGTTCCCCCTTTGCGCTTTCCTGCCATACGTGCCCCCTTCGCCCGCCAGCTCGCGCTCCAGCGCCCCCGGCGCCGCCAGGCACGCCTCCACGCCCGCGATATAGCCCCGGAGCTCCGCCGTGTGCTGCGCATCCGACGGCTGGATCAGCTCCCGCACCTTTGCGTCCCGCATCGCCCTCAGCCGCTCAACGATGAGCTGCAGCCCGCGCGATCGCGTCACCTGGCGCAAGTGCTCCAGGTCCTGCTTGTCGGGCTTCACGCCGCCGGCGACTCCGGCGGCGCCGTCGGTCCCGGATCCGCCAGCACGCGGCCGATCGCCTCCAGGTCCCCGACCAGCGCCGCGGCCTCCGCTTCCGTCAGCCGGATCACGCGCACCGACTCCGTCTTCGCCGACGCGATCCACAGCGCGAGATTCTCCAGCCGCGCCGCCGCGTCGTCGCGCGTGAACCCCTGGTTCATTTGCTCTTGCCCCGCTTCGCCACTACGCCGTTCGCCTGGCGGATCGCCGAGCCCTCGCTCGCCCCGCCGGCCAGCAGCCGGTTCGCGATCGCCGACCACTGCCGCTGCTTCTTCGGCGTGTTCGCCTTCTTGGTGTGACGCATCGCGTCACGTGCGCTCCACGGCACCGCTTCCTCCTGTCGGTTGCCCGGTCGCCTCTCCGCCGCCGAGCTCGTTCACTACCTGCCCCACGCGCGCCAGCGGCGCCGGCACGCCTCCCGGCAGCAGGCCGCCCGTCTCCGCCGTGTTCCCCGCCATCGACCGCGCGAGCTGCTGCGTCAGCGCCTGCATCAGCATCTTCTGCCGCTTCTGCGCCTGATGCTCGACGATGTGCGCCGCCATCCGCTGCACCGCGTCGCGGTCCTGCTCCGGATCGCGCCGCGCCTCCGTCACCCGGCGGTAATGATCCACGAGGTGCAGGTCGTCGTTATCCATCGGGTTGACGCTGAAGTCTTCGCCCTGCAGCGCCAGGTTCCACTCCTCGCGCGGCGTCTTCGGCTGCCCCAGGTCCGGCGGCTCCGGAATGATGTCCGCGAAGCCATCGTCGCCCAGCGCCTTGTGCACGCGGTTCGTGATCAGCCACAGCGCCCGCGGGTTCGTCGCGATCAGCGGGTTCTGAATGTCGAGCCCGTAAAGCTGGAGCTGCCGCTCCTTATTTGCCTCGCGCGACCACACGCTGGTCGCGAACCGCACGTCGAAGTCGTACCGCCCGCCGCGCTCCCTCGATGTCATCAGCGCCCCGCCGCCCGACGTCTCGAACAGCCCGCCGGCGTCCTCTTCCGTCACCCGGAAAAACACGCTTTCCGGCGAAAACTGCGACTCCAGCTCCCACAGGTCGCTGGCGATGATCGCCATGTCCTCGCGAAACATGCGCGTATCGAGCGCAACCCGGATATTGCCTTGCTCCAGCAGCGCGATCGTCCCCGACGCCGTCCGCGGCGCGTTCGGCCGGTCGCTCTGCCGCCCCAGCGCCAGGTCGCTGATCCCGGTCACCCGCTCCGCGACCGACAGGTCGTTCTGCATCTTCGCGATCAGCGGCGAGAGATCCGCCTGCATCCGCACCGCGTTCACGCCTGCCGGATCTTCGGTCAGCACCACCTGGTACGGCGCATAGCGGAACGTCTCTTCCTGCACGCCCACCCCCGGCTTGGCGAAGATCACCGGCCCGACCGAGAACTGGCCCGCCTCCGTTAACAGCCGGTGCGTCGCCGAGCTCTCGTCCTCGATCGCTTCGAGCAGCTCGCCGAGCCCCTGGCACCAGTAGGAGCCGTCCTTCACCAGCGAGGCCTCGGCGAACGGCCGCCGCCGCCGCATCTTCGGATACAGCTCCAGCAGGCTCTGCACGCCGATCACACGGTTCAGATCGGGGCAGCGCCGCACCACCAGGTCGCTCTCGAAGTCCTCCCGCCCTTTCAGGTTTACCTCGGAGGCGTCCTTCTTGCCCCGCAGCCGCCGCCAGCGCCCGTACCACTCCTCCACGATCAGCGTCCCCGCCGCCGAGAGCCCGCCCTCGACGTCCACGCCCTCCGCCGTATCCTGCTCGCGCTCGACTTCCTCGCCCATGTCGCGGCGCCGGTTGTTCCGCGCCAGCGTCACGATCTGCTCGAAGTTGTCGCGGATCCCCTGGTACAGCACGCCGTCGCCCCGCAGCAGCTCGTCCGGCGTGGCCGCGTAGCGCCGCACCACGAAGCTGAAGTCGTGAATGGACTGCGCATCCTTCTCCGCCGGCAGAAGCAAGTCCCCCGGCGAGAGCGGATAGAAGCCCGGGCCCTCGTAGTCAAGCTCGTCCTGCTCAGCACCGTCGTCTTCGAGCACGCGGTACGTTTCGCGCACCCAGGGCCGGTAAGCGTGCGCCCGCCCGTACAGGATCTTGCGGAAGTCGAAAATCGCCAGCGCCGACGTGATGCGCATGGACTGGAACAGCCGCCAGGTCATGTACCGCCCGACCTTGCCGACCAGCCGCGCGTCGCTGGGCCCCGTCGGCTTCGCGACGATCTCCGCATCGTCGCCGAGCAGCGATTCGAGATCGCGCGCCCACTTCTGGAAGCCCTGCCACTGAATCAGTGGTACCTGGAAGTTGGACGCGTCCTCATCGCCCACCGCCGGAGCGTCGACCAGGTTACGCCACTTGCGGTAGTAGCGGCGGAAGCGCTCGATGCGCCGGCGGTGATCGCCGATCGCGTTGAGCACGTCCTCTTCGACGCGCGTATTGAGCCGCTGGAGCTCGCGCTCCGGCAGCACAAGCTGGCGAGGCACCCGCACGGACTACGCCGCCTGCGCCTTCCAGCGCCGCTTGTAGGCGCGGAACTCGTCGCTGGCTTCGAGCCGCCGCGTCATCGCCTCGCGCGGGCTGAACAGCGCCCGGTTCATCCGGGCCAGCCAGTCCTCCAGCTTCTCCCAGGCCGCCTTGTACGGCCGCCGCCCCAGCTCCAGCTCGAGCGCCTTCCGCAGCCGCTTCGTCCGCTTGCCGCTCACGCCGCCCTCCCGAGCGCCGCGCGCCGCGCTGCCGTGATGCGCCGCGAGCCCGTGCGCTCCTCGATCGTCAGCCGCGCCACCTCGTCGCCCGGCAGGATCGCCTCCATCGCCTTCACCGTCACCCGCGCCACCTTCAGGAACGCCGCCTGGCCGATGCGCTTCAGTAGCGCCCGGTTATCCGCGCTCCGCTCGTTGGGCTTTGCAGACGCCTGCACGACGTAGAGCTTCCCCTCGTAGGCGATCTCCGCTTCCGCGTCCGCCTCCGCGTCCGCCCAGCCGCGGACGATGCGCTTCAGCGCCTCGAAGCGCTCTGCCTTCGCCTTCACGCCGGCCAGGTCCTCGCCGAGCTTGCCCAGCTCGTCGAGCAGCGCTACGCGCTCCGCCGGCCTCATCTTCACCGTCGCCACTTGCGCCCCTTTTCGATCAGCAGCCGAGCCGCGCCGGCGCTCAGCCGCCTGGCTTCGAACTCACGCCGCACGTGCTGCAAGTACTCGCGGTACGTCATCGCCCTTGACCTCCAACTCCACGACTTCCGCCGGCGCCAGCGGTGCCCGCAGCGGCGCGGGCCTCCGCCGCGCCAGCGCGATCCCCGGCCCCGGCTCCCTCGGCCCGCGGTCCGTCGCCGAGAAATAGTGCTCCACTGGATAGAGCGGATACGGTTCGATGCACGCGAACGCTCGCCCGAGCTCGCCCTGCGCCCGGTACAGCCACTGGTACAAGTGCACCCGCCCCAGCGTCGACTTCGTCCACGGCTCCCCGTCGATCTCGTGCCTCCGCCAGCGCCGGTAGCCCGCCTCGCCCAGCACCCGCCGCGCCACCAGCTCGAAATCCGCTGCGTATTCCTCAATCGGCCGCGACCATGACGCCTGTCCGCTCCGCGCCTGCCCCCGCGCCAGGAAGGTCTTCGAGCACGAGTGCTGGCTCCGGTAGCGGCACATCAGGTATCGCTTCAGACAGGCGCGATAGATGCCCCGCTCGGCGCAGTCGCACAAACGGTGGTAGGCGAACCCCGAGCCCTCGCACCGATGGCAATCCGGCGCCGCCGCGCTCCGCGCCAGCGTCTCCCAGCGGCTCAGCCCTTCAACCCCTTCCACGCTGGGATAATCGCCCGCGCCCGTAGCGCTGCGGAAGCGCTCGCGCCGGCGCGCGCGCCGTTTCTTTCGGCATCGTGCGCGGCATCTGCCGCAGCCCCATCACCGCCAGCGCCAGCGCGAAGACCTCGTCGTCGTGGCAGCCGTTCTGCGCCTCCGCCCGCCCATTGCTTTTCACCACGAAGGTGAGGCACTCCGACAGCGTGTTCGCGTCCCGGATCAGCACGGCATATTCGCGGATCGCCGCGTCGAGCGCCGAAACGAGCTGCGGCCGCGTCACCTCCGACGTGTAGTAGCCGAGCTTGTTCAGCGACGTGCTCTCGCGGTCGTGCGCCTCGCGGTCCTGCTGGTAGATCAGCGACGGCGGATACTCCAGGTCCAGCAGCCGTGCGATCACCGCCCGCCCGTAGCTGTTCGACTCGGGCGTCACAAACGCACGGTTGTACCAGTGGCCCAGCGCGGCGAGCAGCTCGCCGAAGACCGGCTCCTCCACGCGCTCGCGGTACTTCGCAACCTGCTCGCCGGTCAGCGCGTCGATCACCGTTGCCACCGACCAGTCCGGATCCTCGACGCCGCCCTTGCCGTCGTTCGAGTCCTTCCCTGTCGCCGTGTCCGCGCCGATGCAGTACAGCCGCCGCGGCTCCGGCCGCCGGTACACGCACAGCGGCCCCTGCTCGTCGGGTGTGAACACCACCTGCTCCCGCAGCCCCACGCGCACCCACTCCAGGAACCCCCGCAGCGGCTCCCGCACGATCGCCATGCGCCCCAGCGCCTCGTGGTTCAGCCGCGGCCGCCCCGACGTCAGGAACGCCTCCTCCGGCGAGCCGGGGTACTCCTGCCGGAACAGCGCCACCGACTTCTGGCACTTGTTGTCGATCGCCCAGCGCCGCCACGCGAGCTGCTTCAGCGTCAGGTTGTACTTCGCGCGCTCCGCCAGCTCGTCGCCGTAGCGCGTCTTCATCGTGCCGAGCGACCGCTCGAATACATCCTCGGGCCCCTCCACGTCGCGGACATATTCCGGGTGCTCCCACCAGGCGAAGAACACCGCCACCCACTCGGTGTCGCCCTGCTGCGCCTGCTGCCACAGCTCGTGGAAAGGTCCGCCCACGCCGTTCGCCGTCGAGATGACAAACACCGCCGTATCCTTGTCGTCGGGCACGGTGTTCAGCAGACCCGTCATCAGCGTCCGCGCGTCGCGCCAGAACGCGTACTCGTCGAGCTGGAGATAACGCAGGCTCGACGCGCGCCCGGCCTTGAGGTTGTTCGCCGTCTGGACCTTGATCCAACTGCCGTTCTCCCATTCGAGCTTCCGCTCGTTGCTCTTCACCGCCGCCGGCAGCCGGATCATGCCGCCGAACGGCCGGTAGCTCTCCTGGAACTGCTGGCAGTAGTCGAAGATCTCCTTCGTGGAGTCGAGGTCGTGCGCGACGATCATGCCGTGCTGCCCCGCCTGGAACGGCACCTCGTGGAAGATCTCCGCCGCCGCCGCCACCGACACCGAAACGCGCCGCGCCTTCAGGAAGCAGATGCGGACCGGCTTGCCGGCCTTGCGCTGCCGCTCGATCGCGTCGTGCAGCTTCTTCTGCGCCGGCCACAGCTCCAGCGGCACGCTCGCGCCGCGCTTGTCGCGGATCGAGAGGCACTCCCGGCACCACCGCGCGTGGTCTTGCCAGCCGTTGTAGATCTCTTCGACGACCTGCCGCGGCGTCTTCTCCGCGCTCACGCCGCGCGCCGGATCCCGCGCGCCGCCAGTTCCCGCCGCGCCGCTTCGAGACCGCGCCGCCGCTCGTACCGCGCCCGGTCTTTCCCGGAGCCGGTGCGCGCGCCGATCTCTGTCAGGCTCAGCTCGTCGCGGTAGTGCAGCACCAGCACCCGCCGCTCCCGCTCCGGCAGCGCAGCCAGCACCCCCGCGACCACGCCCGTCCGGCGCGCCGCGTCGATCCGCGCGTCGTGGTCGGGCATTGCAGACGCCTGCACGCCGCTAGGCGGCAGCGCTTCATGCGTCTCGAAGCGGTAGTGCGCCCGCCGGTGCCGGTCGATCATCGCGCCCCAGATCCGCCGCACCGCGTACACGCCGAACCGCACCTCGCTCGTCTCGTCGTAGCGCGACGCCGCCTCCAGCAGCCCCACGCAGGCCTCGCCGACCAGGTCGTCGAGCTCCACCGAAGCAGGCAATCGCCGCTTCGCCCGCGCCGCCAGCTTCCGCGCCAGCGGCAGATACGCTTCGACGAGCGCGTTCCGGTTCCGCTCAGCCTCGGTCAGCACCCGCCGCGCCCACCACGCGCTCGCGCAGCCGCACAAACATCTCCCACGTGATTTCCCCCCTTTGCTGAACCCCTTCGTCCCCGTCGCCGCGCCGCCCGGCCGCCGCCAGCTCCAGCACGCGCTTCACCGCCAGCAGCCGCACCCGGTGATCCGGCTGGCCCAGCTCCTTCGCGCCGAACGCGTCGCCCATCGCCTTCAGCGCCTGGTCCACCAGCTTCTCGACCTGGCCGCGCCGCGCGTCGAGCAGCTCCGCGATCAGCAGCTTGGTCTGCGGGGCGTTCGCCTCGCGCGACGCCCAGGACCGCGAGACGCCCTGCGTGCGCGCAATCTCAGCGATCGGCCGCCCGGCCACGACGCCCGCCGCGATCGCCTGCCGCCGGCCTTCGCGACGGCCGCTCGCCGCGCCAGGCTTGCCCTTCGGCCGGCCGCGCGATACGGCCTTCGGCATGGAGATCACCCGCCCCACGTTCTTAAGAATCGACACACTACGCCCGCGCGCGGCTAGCCCGCCGGGGCGGGGAAGTGGTTTACTTTGTTGCGGCTATGGACCTGCGGTACTTGCCTTACAGCAGAGATGGGGGAAGGCCTAGCTGTCGCAGCCGTGATTGCACTTGCAAGCGTCCTTCCGGCAGTGCACCCGGCAGCTCACATCTTCGCGCCGCGGCCGCTCCGCGCAATCCCGCCGGCACTTGCAGTTCGGACGGTAGCCGCGCTGATCCGCGTAGTTCTGGCACCACCGCGGCTGCCCCTGGTGCGTCCCGTCCGGTGAGTCGTTCGGCGGGATGTCACGCCCCGTTTGCGCGAGCGCCGCGGTCAGCACCGCCGCCCACGCCAGTTTTCTCAGCTTCACCGTTCGCCTGCGCCTCCCCGCGCAGCATCACTTCCTCGCCCACCAGGTCCGCCATCCACAGCCGGGCGCCCGGAGACCCCACGGCGTACGCCCGGTACGCCTCGCGCTGCTCGGCGATCAGCTTATCGAGCGGATCGAGCGCGGGCCGCCGCGCCAGTTCCAGCCGGAGCTGCCCCGTCGCGCGATCGCGCCGAAGCCGTGCCGTCTGGCGGTGCGCCGGGGCGTCGTAGACCAAGTGGCACCGCTGGCAGAGCATCGCCAGGTTGTCGTCGGCGTTGTTCGCCGGGTTCTGGTCGAGGTGCGCCGTCCCGAGCTTGACGCGGATCCGCACCGCCGACTCCCGCGGCCGCGGCGACGGCAGCCCGCGATCCGAATACCAGAGGATGCCGCTGAAGCTCCAGCGCCCCGTCCCGTCGCGAACCACCCAAACGCCATGCCCCTCGGGCTTCCGGCACCACTCGCAGTGTCCGCCAGCACGAGCCCGGGCCCGGGCCCGCGCCGCCAGAAACTCCGGCGTGCGGTAAAGGTGGCGCAGCTCACGTGCGATCGGCAACCGCCTCGCTCCGATCTTCCACCCGAATCGCCTCGCGCAGCAGCGCCCAGGCAACGTCTTTCGCCTCCCGCACCTTCAACAGCAGGGCGACGTCGGCGAACTCGATGGACACGCCACCGGGCACGGCCTGAATCCGGATCTCGTGAACCTCCATCACCGCCGCCCCCTTTAGTCGTCCTGCTCGTCCACGAGCGCCGGGTCCAGCACCAGGCTCTGCACCGCCGCGCGGTCCCGCTCGATCGTATTCTGCCCCGCCGCCGCTCGGAACGCCCTCCGCGTCAGCGCCCATTCCGACACCACCTCCGCGAGACAGCCTGGGCCGCACACGTGCCGCCAGTCCACCGGAAGCCCTTCGCGGAACGGCTTCCACGTTGAGGTAGCCGGCACGATCGCCACGCCGCCCGGCGTGTCCCCGAATCGGTACGCGTCCCCGTCGGCGTGTCCCCCGCACTTGCAGCACTGCATCACGCCCTCCTCTCCGCGGCCGCGGCCGCCAGCGCTTCGCCCGCGCGCCCCATCGGCTTCCGCTCCGCCGCCCGCAGCACGCTCTCCTGAATCGCCAGCTCGACCGCCGGCTCCCGGTGCGCGCACAGGCCGATGCGATCGCACACGAAGCACCGCCGGTGCGACCACACCGCGCCGAGCACCGCCTGGACCCATGGCAGCGGCAGGAGCACGAGGAGCGCCCGGTCAGCATCCGGCCTCCCTCAGCAGGTTCAGCAGATCGCCCGGCACCAGCCCGGAGCGCCGCAGCAGTCGAATCGCGCGCCGCCAGCGCGTCACCCGCCGGCGCAACCGTTCCCTGCGCCAGCGCATCCCGCGGTCCCAGTTGCGCGCGCTCATGCCGCACCTCCCAGCGCGCGCGGCCCCGCCTTCACCGACGCGCAGCGCAGCATCGCGCCCGGCCCCGCCGCTTCGAGTTCTTGCAGCCGCTGCGGATACACGCCGTGCGTCCGCCGCCCCCAGAACAGCCCCTCCGGAGCCTGCCCGATCGTCAGCACGACGCACTCGATCGGCCCTGCCCGCATTCCCTTGGCACGCCCGCCCTTCATCGCGCACCTCCCGCCGCCTTTGCAGACGCCTGCACCGGCTTCGCCGCTTCCGCCTTCGCCGCGTCTTTCGGCTCCGCCCCGACGCGCGCGCGGATTTTCGCCGCGTCGACCTTGTAGCGCTTCGCCAAATCGTCGAGCAGCGGCGTCTTGCCCTCGACGTTCCAGGCGTCGAGCTCGTCCGCCAGGGCCATCTCCACCAGTAGGTGCGCCAACTCCTGTGGCTTCATCTCCGGCAGCCGCGCCGCCAGTTCCTTGGCGTCCTTGACCTCGTGCCGTTCCAGCAGCCACTCTCCGTCCCGATCGTCCAACCCCGCCAGCGCGATCACCTCGATGTCCTCGCGCACCAGCGGCGCCTTCACGCGCTCCAGCACCGCGTCCAGGATCGCCACGCGCACCGCGCGCTCCCGGTCGCGCTTCGCCTCTCGGATCACCTGCTCCTTCCGCCGGTCGCGCGGCTCCAACTTCTTCGGCTCCGGCTTGACCTTCACCCACTTCACCGAGCCCGCCTCCGGCCCGCCCACTACCAGCGCAGGCTTCGCGCCTGGCTCGCGTTTCGTCGCCTCCTGCCAGCGGCCGGGCCCCAGCGCTCCCTTCGGCGCTTTCCTCCAGCCGGTCGTGATCTCGACGAACTCGCCGCCCTTGCGCAGCGCCGCGCGCTTCGCGTCGAAGAATGTACGCTCCTTCCGGTGGTAGCAGTCCGGATCTTCGCACCGGCCCTTGGTCTGCTTCGGGCATGCAGTGCAGGCGCCCGCCTCCGCCAGCAGCGCCGCGTCCTTCACCGGGAACGGTGCATCCTTGAGGTCTAGCCGCACGCGTTCGTCGAGCCAGTCCTCGAGCACCCGCACCGGCCACAGTTCCTTCTGCCAGTCGAAGCACGCTTCGAGCGCCTTCAGTTGCAGTTGCGGCTGCAGCCGCGCGATCAGGATCGCGTGCCCCGCCGTAATCCGCCCCTCCGCCAGCGCCTTCTTCGGCTCCGCGATCAGCCCCTCCGCTACCTTCAGCCTCGCGTACACGTGTTCGGCCGACTTGCCGATCTTGTCGGCGATCTTCGCCACCGCGAGCCCGGACTCGCGCAGCGCCTTCAGCCATTCGGCCTCTTCGAGGGCGTTCAGGTCCTCGCGCTGCAGGTTCTCGACGCCCTGCATCTCCAGCGCCTGCTCGTCGGTGAGCGCGCGCACGATGACGGGCACTTCTATCAGGCCCGCCTTCTTCGCCGCGCGGTAGCGCCGCGCTCCGGCCACCAGTTCGTATTCCGCCGCGCCTTTCTCCCAGGGCCAAGGCCGCACGACCAGCGGCTGGATCAGCCCCATCGTCTTCAGCGTCGCCGCCAGCTCGTCGAGCTTCGCGGCATCAAAATGTTTGCGTGGATTCGTGCTCGACTCCTGGATCGAAGCGAGCTTGACTACCTGCAATTGAGTTTGATCGGGTCCCGTCAGCACAACGGGCGTTGCGCCGTTCGCAGCACGGGCACCCAGCCCCAGTTCCATAACGCCTCCCGCGGAACGCCGTGCATCGAAGCAGTAGTTCCGCGGGCCCGTCGCATGAGGGAGAAGGAGAAAAACCTCCGCGCCCGGGCCCGCGAGCCGACAAAGCGTCCCTGATCTCGCAGGATGCCGAGGTCCGTCCCCGGCGCCGTTGGTTCACGCGCTACGGTTCCGCCGGCCCGCGCCGGCGAGGAATGCCGCCTAGAACGGCGGGATGACGATAGGATCGACCATTCGGCATCACCTCCCTTCAAGCCCCATCAGCTCGCGCCAGAAAGCGGCGCTCTCGCAGGAGCACCACCTGGCGCGGCCGCTCTCGACCACCGCGCGCACCTCGCCGAGCATCCACTCGCGAGGCCGCGCGCCGATCAGCCCGCCGCCGCCGCACTCCGCACAAGCCGGCGCGGCTTCCTCGTCTGGCTCCGGCTCCCGCTCGCCCGCCGCCGCGCGCCGCGCCGCGAGCTGCGCCGCATCTCTTGCCATGGGCAGTAAGACCGCGAGCCCCTGGCCCGAACGCTGGATGTACTCCGCTCGCCGGTCACACCGCTCCGCGAAGTCCCCCAGATCCGCGTCGCCCAGCTCCGCCGAAATCCGCGCCACGAACGCCGCCGTCACCGGCTCGCGGAGCACTTCGCTCCACCGCCACAGATAGGCTTCGAGGCCCGGGACCACGCGCGCGGACGCAGCATCCGCCGATGCCGGAACGGTCTGCGTCCGTCTGCGCGCGTCTCGGGGTGGGAAACTGGGGTTCGTGGCCGCCCCCGAGCCTGGCGGGCGCGCCCTCGGCGGCCCGGTGGTAGATGGTGGTTGTTCCCGCAGCGTCACCAGCCCGACTTGCCGGCACGCGAGACAGCGGGCGAAGACTTTGCGCCCATGGCACTCCACTGCAGGGGCCGCCTCTTGCGGCTCAGCCTCTTGCGCGGACTCCTTAGGCTCCTGCTTCGCCGCCTGTTCGCTTTTGTCGCGCCGCTCGACCGTTCGGGCAGCCCGCGCTTCGAGCCCGCTGAAGCTCTCTGGCACCACGCGGTAGCGCGAGCAGCGGCCGGAGCGCTCCTCAACCTCTATCAGGCCCTTGCCCTCGGCCGCGCCGGTGGCTTGCTGGACCGCGCGCAGCGACAACCCCGTCGCCGCGCAGAACTCCTCGTTGGAGATCTCCGCCCATTCCCGCTGCCACCCTAGCGTGGCGTCGATCACCATGCCGACGATCACCCACTCGGCGTGGGTACAGGCCTTCGGGAGCTTGCGGAAGAAGGCGTGAGGGACCAGAGCTACGCCGCCCGGCTCGACCTCGACGTCGCCGATCGCGCCGCAGGAGTGGCACTTCCCGTAGGCGCGCTCGCCGGGCTCTTGGGACGGCAGCAGGTCCGGAGCCAGCGAGTACTCCCGCTCGCCGGCGCCGCCCGTCCACTTGACCAGGTCGCGCTCGCGCAGCCGATCGAGCGCCTCTTCCACGGCGCGCCGCGACTTGTTCGCGACCTCCTGAAATTGGCGGATCGGAATCCACGCGCGATCGCGCTGCCACCCGACCGTGGCGTCGAGGATCAGTCCCACGCAGACCAGTTCGGTGTACGTCAGCTCGCGTGGGAGGCGCAGGAAAAAGCTATGCGGAGTGCGGCAGAACCCGCGCGCCAGCACGCGCTTCGACGGTTCTGCCGGAGGCGGCGGAGGCGGCGGAGGCGGCGGCGCGAAGGCCGCTGCCGCGGGGCTCAAAGGCCCCTCCTGGGCTCAGCGACTTCCGATAATGCATATTGCCGACGCTTACTGTCGACTTCGGAAGGTGAGCCTTCGGGAAAATCGGTTCTTGTTTTCTGAGTGGGCGAGTGGTACGCTGGCATCGTTGTTTGGACGCCGTTGGGGGAAATGGTTTCGCAGCCACCCCTGGCGGCGTTTCATTGTTCGAGGGCCGGTCTCTCGCGCGACGGCGGCGGCCCCCTATTCCGGTCAGCTCGCTTAAACGCTCCCGAGTATATACCCGACAACGCGCGAAAGGCAAGCGGAATTTCCGCACGCTTGCTTGCATCCATTCTCCCTTGCTTTAAGAGAATAATAGATGCGTGGCAGCCCTGCGCGGGGGTCCCCGGCAGTCCGCCGCGCGGGAGCCGCGCACTCTGCCGCGCCCGAGGTTTGCAGACACCTACAGACGGCCCTGGTATTCCTGCTTGCTTGCCATTATCATGGGGCGATGTCAACTGCATTCGCCCAGCTCACCCGCCAGCGCCTGGAGGCCTTCGCGCGTCTGGAGCATCTGATCCACGAGGAGCAGGCGCTGTGGGACCGCGTGCTCGATGGCGAGAATACGCCCGAACTTGGCGCCGCGCTGCGCGCCCTAAAGGAGCCGATCCTCGATGCGTACATCGACCTCGAAGTGGCCCGCCGCGAACTCCGTGAGGCGTTAACGGAAAGTCACCTCGCGTCGTAGATCCGCCGCGCCGCCGCGTCCCGCCGCGGGTTAGTGAGCTGCGCATAGATCATCGTGTTCTGGATGTTGGCGTGCCCGATCCAGTCCCGCACCTCCGCCACGTCGGCGCCCTTCTCGAGTAGGTGGGTGGCGATCGAGTGCTTTAGTGTGTGGAAGTGCCGCAGGTGTTCCGGGATTCCCGCCGCGGCGCCGTAACGGCGCATCAGTACGTCGAGCTGCTGCCGGGAGATCCCGCGCCGCCGACGGGAAGGGAACAGCGGCCCGGCCGCCGCCCCGCGCTCGCGCAGCCAGGCCCGCAGCGTCTTCTGCTCCTGCGGCCCCAGCGGGAACTCCGCCGCCAGGCTCCGCTTCAGCCGCCGCACATACAGCCGGTTCGCCGCCGTCCGGTAATCCGCAACCTGGAGCCGCCCCACCTCCGACGCTCGCAGACCGCGCCAGTAGGCCAGCGTAAACATCGCCAGGTCGCGCTTCGAGCCGCTCTTTTCGACCGCCCGAAACAGTAGATCCAACTCCTCTTGTGTCAAATACTTACGATCATCCACCGCCCGCCGCCCCGAACTGGTCAAAATAGGTATTTTGACCAATTCAGGGCCCTCCCCTTACTGAAAATCCACCACTTACGAGCCGTCCGCCCCGCGGTTTTTTCACTGTATTGACCAATTGCCCCGCTGGCAAAGAAAAAGGGCGGCCAGGCCCCGCCCCAGGCCCGCCGCCCCTTTCCCCCCCGAACAGCCAGATCAGCTACGCCATGGAAAACAATCGCCAGATGCCCCAGGCGAGCGCAACCGCCGCCGCCGCGACCAGTAGCCACAGCGCCGCCGCCTCCGCGATCGAAGGCGCTCCGCCCGCCGCTTCTCCCCAGGCCTGCCTCATTTTGCCAGCCCCATCTCTTTCCGGAGCAGCTTTAGCTCCTCTATTGCGCGCCAGGCGGCACCGAGCGCGACCGCCGCCGCGGCCGCGGGGGCGAAGTGGCCCCCGCCCGCCAGCGCCGCGTGTCCGTTTACGCGCTCCATGACGCCCCCTTCCTCGGCCAGGCCACCGCGGCGCCGCACTCCAGGCAGCGCTGGTAGGTCCGCCCGCCGAGCGTGATCGGCCGCCCCACCCTCGAGTGTCGGCAGCCGAACAGCAGCCCGTACAGCCGCGCGATCAGTGCCGCCATGCCGCACCCCCTTCCCGCGCGCCCTGGATGTACAGCGATAGCGCCATCGCCCGCAGATCCTCCGACGTGAACCGCAGCGAGTAGTTCTGCCGCGCCGCGTATTGCTCCGCGTCCCGCGCCGCGTCGATCGCCGCCCGCAGCGACATCGCCAGCAGCGTCGGCGCCGGCGCGCTACCATCGGTCTGTTGGTTGTTTCCGGTGTTCTCCGGAGCTCCGGAAGCCACGGGAGCCGGCGCCGCAATCGCCGGCTTCTTCGCCTCTTCCACCTTCCGGATCGACTGCTCGAGCTGCCGCGCCAGCGGCGTCTCCGGCGCCGGATCCACTCGCGCAACCTGCCACTCGATCGAGCGCCGGTTCCCGTTCCGCGTCTCCTTCTTGCAGACCGTAAACGGCTCGCCCTTCCCGATCCCCAACTCCTGCCGCTTCCGCTCCACCACCGGCTCGACGTAGGCCGACCGCCCGTCCGCCAGCGAGTAGTAATACTGGTCGCCGTACCGCCCTTCCACCAGCTTCCCGCAGGGATACGCCAGCGCGATCTCTACGGGCACGTTCGTCTCAAACCGCAGCACTTCCGCCATGCCTGTTCTCCTTCTTCACGGCCAGCAACCGGCCGACGTTCACCTCGCACGACATCGCCAGCGAGATCCAGCAAAAATGCTCCCAGCGCCCGAGCCCGCGAAACTCCGCCTCGGCCAGGCCGAGCACGCGGTGCAGCGCCGCGGAAACTTCCGCCGGCAGCACCGGCACCAGGGGCGCGCTTCCGGGCTTTCTCACGCCGCCTCCTGATCGTGCGCCCGATCGAGCGCCGCAAGCTTCGCCGTGATCCGGTAGCCTTCGTCGAACAGTTCGGCGAAGTGCCGCTCCAGAATCCGCTCCTCCACCGCCGCCCCGACCTCCGCGCCGGCCAGCCGCCGCACGTCGATCAGGTCCAGCACATCCTTCTCCGCTTCAAGCCGCAGCGCGATCGCATCGTCGTCATCCGTCTTGCACTCGCAGCCGCCCTCGCCGTGACAGGCGAAGCAGGCCTCGGCGATCGGCCCGTTCCCGAAGAACCCGGCGCCGCCGCACTCTCTGCACTCAACCCACGCGGACATCGTTGCCTCCTCTCTTCCATTGCGGCTGCCGCTCCATCGCGCGCACCCGCATATCCAGCCGCGCGACTTCCTCGCGCAGCTTCCCGACGTCGGCCAGCACCGCGTCTCCCTTCTTCACCGCCGCCACCAGCGACCGCGTGAGCAGGATCTCCATCGCCTCCAGGGTTTGTGTGGTGAACATACCGTACCACTAAGACAAGCATAGTACGAGTGTAGCGTTATGTCAAGCACAAAGACGATGCTGGTTTGATTATTGTCAAGGCGCTATGCTATGCTGCGGTCAGGATGGCCAAGAATCCTCACGCCGTCGCCCTCGGCCGCCTCGGCGGCCTCGCCCGTGCGGAGAAACTGAGTGCCGAAGAGAAGGCGGAGATCTCGCGCACTGCCGGCTTGGCCGGCGGCGCCGCCCGCGCTCAGTCCCTGTCCGCCAAGCGCCGCGCCGAGATCGCCCGCAAGGCGGCCGCCGCCCGCTGGCGCAAAAAAACCTGAGAACTTTCCCGCCCTCGCCCCACTTTCCCTTGCACGAAAGGAGGTGAGGCCCCTGACATTTACACGATCCAGCCGCCGCCGATTGACGCTCCTGGTCTCCCTACTCGGGTGCGCGACCGCTACGGCTCAGATCCACTCGCACCGCGGACGTGGTAACGGTGGCGAGGTAGGCAAATCCACGTGAAGGCGGGCGGGCCCGGCAGCGGTTCGCCGGTTCCCGCCCAAAATAAACCTGAGAACTTTCGCGCACTCCGCGCACTATTCTCCGAAGGAGCACAACCCGCGATGAGCCAGACTGGTCTCGCCCCCTCGCCCTGCGCCGCCTGTGGTCAGCCACTGACGTCCGCCTCCATCCACGTTCAGACAGAAACCGCCTCCGATCCCTTCTGCGGCTGGTCCTGCGTCGTTATCTTCGCCGCTGCCCAGGAGCAAGCAGGCCGGGTCCTGTTGATCGGCCGGGCCGAGGCCCTCGCCGCCGCGATCCCCGGCCCCGCGGCCGGCGACCTTGTCCGGATACTGGCCGAGCTTCGCGACCAGGCCTAGCCCGCCATCCGCGCCGCCAGCTCGTCATGCACGATCGCCAGCACCTCGCGCCGCGCCCCTTCCGCCAGGCCGTCGAGCTCCCGCTCGAGCGCCCCGCGGATCCGCGCCGCCGCCTCCGCCACTCCCGGCACCCGCCGCGGCCCGGCCCCGCCCAGCGCCCGCAAAGCGGCCGGCTTCAGCTCGTCGAGCGTATCGGCCCGGTTCCCCTGCGCCCGCGCGACCTCCCGCCAGGCCTCCCCCTCCGCGTCCCAGCGCCACACGATGTACAGCGCCTCCCAGGCCTGCCGCTTGCGCTCCGCCAGGCTGCCGGCCGCCGCCTCGCTCAGCTCGAGCAGCACCGGCGCCGGCCCCAGCTCCGCCGCCCGCACCTCGGTTCCCGGACGGTAGAACCGGCCCTCGAACGCGAAGCCGCCTGTTGCAGCCGTCTGCACTGCGGTCAGCAGCTTCACGTACGCCAGCGCCTGGCGCCGCGCGCAGGTCCGCGGCAGGCGCATTCGGACTTCCCCGCCGGCCACCACCAGGTCGGCCGGCTTGCAGGGAGCCGCGTTCTGCGGCGTCCATGCTCGGTACGCCGAACTCATCGAGCCCTTGGATGTTGCCCTTTACCCGCATAGTGCGAGCTAAGCAAGCAAGCATATCACCCCAGCGGCCTTTTTTTTCGGGTGGACCAAGAGTTTTCGATGCTAAGCTGGCAAGCGGGGTCTGACCTGCGGACATCTCCGAAGAGAAGACGAAAATGCCGAAGAACAAGCGCCCCGAGCGCGATTACACCGCGATCGGGCGCATGGGCGGATACGCCCGAGCGGCCGCGCTCAACGCTGAAGAGCGCAGCCAGATTGCCCGCGCCGGCGCCGTCGCGCGCCGCCGTAACCTGACGAAGAAAGAGCGCAGCGCCATCGCCCGCACCGCCGCCCTGGCCCGACTGAACAAGCTGACGCCTGACCAGCGATCCGCGATCGCCCGCGCCGCCGCTTCCGCGCGCCGGCCCTAGTCGTATTCGCCGGCGCCGGCAGGCCCGCAGGCCTCCGGCACCCGCCGCGGACGGCCGTCGCACGTGAACCTGTCCTCGTATGACGTCACCACCGCCAGCCGGTCGAACATCGACCGGTGATGCGGCAGCGTCTCCGCCAGGAAATCGTGGTACCGGTCGCAGACGATCACGCCTTCCAGCTTCATGCTTTCCTCCGCCGCGTGCGTTTCGGCGGCCGCCGCCGGCCGCACACGGTCCAACTGTAGAGAGCCCACACCGGCTCTTCCTCTTCCGGCTCCCAAAACCCCGCGCGCCCTCGCGCCATCTCACGCCCCCTGGCCGGACAGCCGTGCCCTGACCGCGCGCGCTCGGCCGATCACCGCGTCGACCTCTTCCTGGTTGTGCCCGGGCTGCAGGAGTCTCCGGAGTGCCCCAGGCTTTCGAGCAGCTTCGCCGCTTCCGCCAGCTCCCGCGTCAGCGCCGTCACTTGCTCGTCTTTCTTCACGTACGCCCGCCACAGCACCACCACCGCGATTCCCAGCAGCCCGATCATCCCGAACTTCTCGATCGAGCCCGGCTCCCCCGTCTGCAATAACGCCATCCATTGGCCCACCCCTCAGTTCCCCCGCTTCTTGCTCCGCGGCTTCCGCGGCGCCAGCTCGTCCAGGATCAGCTCCCGCCCTACCGGCAGCGGCGTCAGCGCCTGGCGCAGAAGCGCCCGCTTATCCCCCTTCGCCGCTGCGTCCACCGTCTCGCCCAGCGTTCCCAGCGTCGGCCCCGCGAAGAACTCCACGCCGCGGCTCCAGCGTCCGGACTGCATCAGGTCGCCGAGTACTCCCGCCGCGCCAACCTGCGCCGCGCTGTCCAGGTATTCCTTCAGTGCTTCAAGCTTCGGATCCGCCGGCGCCTTGCGCTTCTTTTCCTTGCGGAACATCCGCCCCGTGATGAACTCCCGCACCGCCTTCACGGCTTTTCCGGTCAGCGGAAAGACCGTCGCCAGGATCAGCAGCGCTCGAAGGCCGCGCCCGAACCGTCCCGCCCGCATCTCGCCCACCAACTCGCGGTACACCAGGCGCGTTTGCCCGTACAGGTAGCTCTTGAACTGGAAGAACATCTGTCCCGCCGGCGTCGATGCCCACAGCGGAATATCCTGCGGCCGGCTTCGAAACTGTGTCAGATCGCTGAACCGCTTTGCGGCCACCAATACCTCATCCGGCCCCATCGGCCCTTGTACGTGATCCGGATCCAGACCCAGCTCCTCAAGCATCGCCCGCGCCCGCCCATCCCCCGGCTTCGACTGGAGACGATTCCGCAGCCGCTCGGCGTACTTCGCGCCGGCATTCGCCGCGACGATGCGATTCAGCCGCTCCGTCCCGCTGAACCCCGTGGCCCGCAGAAATGTTGCCAGCGCTACGCCGTCCTGGCCCGCGTGCCGCATGGATTCCTGGATCACCGCCTCCAGCGCCGCGCCGGCTTCCGCCGCCATCCGTCGCCCCTCTTTCGTCGCCGCGCCCCGCACGCCGGCGATCGTCGACGTCAGATCCGATGCCAGCAGCGAATTCAGCGCCCCCTGCGTCACGTTCGCCACGGCCGACAGGCCCAGCTTGAAGCCGTTCAGCGTCCGGAGCGCCCGGGCCAGGCGCGCGCCCGGCGTTGCCGGTTCGTTCACCATCTCCAGGATCTGATCCACCGCCCGGCGCGCCAGCTCCGCGTCCCCGCCCGTGTCCTCCACGCGCTTCACCAGCCGGTTGATCCGCTGATTGTCCTGCCCCAGGACCTCGACTTGCGCCAGGCGCAGCGACTGCTTCGACACCCATCCCGGCAATACACGCGCCGGGTCCGGATCGTAGAAGGGCAGGTCGATCTCCCGCGCGAATTCCAGCGAGCCCGCCCGCTTCAGCGTCCGCTGGCGGTAGCGCTGCAGCTTCCAGAGAGCCTCCGCGGAATCGGCGGCCTGGCCCGACTCCACCAGGAACCGCTCCAGCTCCCCGTTCCGGCCGCCGTCCTTCACCCACTCCGCGTAGCCGTCCACCATCCGTTCGGCGGACGCGCGGTCCGGCCGCACGCCCTGGCGCACCAGGTTTTCCACTACGTCGGCCCGTAGCTGGTTTTTTCCGGCGATCGGCTTCTCAAGCTGCGCCGGATTCGGGATCACGTGAGGGAAATAGTCGCGGCGCGGCCGAAACGCCCGCTTCCCCTGGACTCGAACCGGATGCCCGGCTGCCAGCCTCGCTCGCTGTAGCTGGTTCAAGCCGGCCGGATCCTCGCCAGGCCAGACCGTCCGCGTGTACCGGACCTTCACTCCCAGGTCCACCGCCCGCGTCGCCATCTCGTCGAGAACGGCCCGCACCACGTCGTGCACGGCCCAGGTCCGCTCCGTCGCGTCCTCGGTGCGGCCTTCGAGCGCATCGAGCAGATCCCAGCGTTCTGCCCGGTCGAGCTTGTGCACGCCCGCATCCAGGAGCCGGACGACGCGCTTGCCGGCCGCCAGCTCGCCGCGGTCGAATGCGGTGTCGATCAGCTTTTTGATCTGCCGCCCGGCCTGGCCCTGCTGCGCGAGCAGCTCGCCGCCGGGGAGGAAGAAATCGCGCACCACGCGCGCGCCCTCGCGCACCCGTTCTTTCGCTGCCTCCACGTCGATCGGCGGCCCGCCGCCGCGCGTGTCGCGTAGCAGCTCGTCGAACAGGGAAGGCTGCGCCTTCTCCGGCGTCTCTTCGAACAGGCTGGTCTGTGTTTCTTCCGGCGCGCCCCGCTTCGGCGGCCGCTTCGCCATGCCGGACTTAAATTGCGCCGTCAGGCGCTCGCCCAGCAGGCGGGCCTCGTCGTGTGCCGCAGCCTCCTGGCTTGCGGCTACTTCTTCGGACGCGAAGAGATCTCCGGCGGAAAGATTTCGTTGAACTTCTCGTGGAACGCCGCGCGGCCCTTCTTCGCGGCCTCGAGCAGGGCTCCGAAATTTGCCTTGGCTTCCCGGACCTCCTGGTCCAGGGCGGATTCCTTCGCCGGCAGCACGCCGGCGTACCGCTCTTTGATCCATTGCTCTGCTTGCTTGTCGTCGACTGGCAAGGGACCTCCTTAAAACTGGCTCGACGTAATCGATGATACCCGATGCTTGCTTGCCATGCATCCGCTCCAGTTCGGCCAGATAGTGGTAAAGCGCCGTTTCGGCCTCCGCCTGCGTCAGACCCAGATCCGGCCATTGGCCCGTCGCCAGGATCGCGCCCATCTCGAGGAACGCCGTCTGCCCTTCGACTTCCCGCAGCTTGCGCGTCGCGGCATATGCCTTCCGGATTTCGGGAACCGCCAGCATCCGGAGCGGATTGACGTGCCGGGCCAGCACGTGCCCCTGGTTGCGAAGGATCTGCTGGCGGTGAAACGCCTCCTCCCGGCGCGCTTGCCGCATCGTTCGACGCCTCGCACCAGGCCCGGCCGCCAGCACGAAGGTCAGCACACGGGTTTCCCGGCGCGCGTCCCGCATCGCCGCCCGTAGACGTTCAATGCCGGCCGCCAGCTCGGGATCCCGCTCAACCGCCGCCATCGCGCCGAGGTTGTGGTACAGCCGCCGGCTCTCCTCTGCCCCAAGGGTGAGACCTTCGAACGGTTCCAGCCCGACCGCGACGATCAACGCGTGCGCTGGCGGATTAACGTACACGTGGCCTGGCTCGCCGCGCAGCAGTGCTTCGTATTTTGCGTCAATCCGGTGGAAAAACTCCTCCGTGCTTCCCGCTTCCAAGTGATCGCGGAGCTTCGGCACACGCAGCTCCTCGGCCGGCTCGAATGCCTTGCCCTTGATCGGCTCGGCCGCGCCATCCCCGAACGCATCGGCGAAGGCCTCCTGCTGAGTCGGCGGCTCGAAGAACGCCTCTTGCGCCCCTTCCCGGCTCAGCGCCTCATCGTTTGCGTACCGCCGGAACGCCGCCGCGGCCTTCACCGGCCCCTGCTGCAGCGTCCGTGCAATCTCGATCGCTTGCGGCGAATATCGCTTGCCCCCGCCGCCGATCACTCCCTGCCGCGCCACGTCGAGCACGTTTCGGCCGCCGTGCGCCCGCATGTCCTCGAGCAGGTCCAGCGCCTCCCGCGTCGCCTGCGTGATCGACCAGCCTGCGCGACCTTCCACGCGCAGAACGTGCGGCGCGATCCGCTCCAGCTTGTTGCGCATCTCCGGCGGCGTGCCAGTGAGCTGCGCCGGAGTGTTGAACATCCGGCCCACCAGCGCCTTCGCGATCCGCGCCTTCCCCTCCGTCGTTAGCTGCTGCCGCTCGTCGACGTAGGCGTTCTTTTCCTGCGTCGTGATCACCCCGTCCTCGACCAGGCTGTTCACGATCTCGCCGCCCTTGTCTCCCCGCAGCGCGTCGGCCAGCGTCCCTTCCGAGTCTTCGAGCTTCGCCACCACGCGGTCGATCGTGCGCGCCGACAACCGGCGCCCGTCCGCCACCGCCTGCTCCGCCGGCGCGAGTTCGGCCGAAGCTTTCTTGTTGAAGTCGGTGATGGCAGCCTGCGCGTCCTTCGGCGCCGCCGCCTCGGGCTGGACTTGCTGCGGCTCCGGTTCCGCCGGCGCCGCCGCACCGGCCTGTTGCCGCTCCAGGTACGGGCGCAGGATCGGGCCCACTTCAAGGAGCCCGCCGCCCTTCTTGCGCCGCGCCTCGCCCTTCAGTTGCGTGCGCACCAGCCCCCCGAGAGCGCGCACGTCGTTCTCATCGAGCCCGGTTTCGTCCATCACGAACTGCACGAAGTCCGCGTCGCGCTTCGACGGCTTCGGCTGCGTGGTGATGTACGCCGCGCGGTCGAGGTCGTCCTCGAATGTCACGTCGTACTGGTCGCCGCCCATCGCGTAGCGCGGCTTCGCGCCCGCCAGGTCGCGCGGCAGCTTCCGGGAGGAAGCAGCGGCCGCCCGCCCCGAGGTCGGCAGGGCAGGTAGAGCGGACGGTCGCGAGGTGTCCTGGGGAGATGCAGAGGAAGGGGTGACCTCTTCGGGGGTTTCTATGGGAGCGGCGGGAGCCGGCCGCGGGCGCTTCACCCGCGCCCCCCGCCCGCCGGGCATCACTTCGGGTTCCACGGGCGCGCCGCGCACGCCGGCGTCCCTTGCAGACGGCTGCACGGAGGCCTGGCGCTCGGCGTATGCCTCCCACGGTTCGAACACGAGGCTGCGCTGCAGCGCCGATTTCCCGCCATGGTAGGCGAAGAAGCCTTCCAGACCGGCGTTTCCGAGCTGGCGCAGCGCCTCCGGGTAATCGCCCTCCTGCGCCGCCTCAAAGCCTTTCTTGCCGGATTCGAGCGTGCCGCGGCCCATCTCGTAGCCGAAGTAAGCGCCCAGCAGGGATTGCAGTCCGGCCAGCGCGCGCCGCGTCAGCGGAGAGGAAGCCGTCGCCCCGCCCACCGCCAGGCCATTCAGCCCGACCGCTGCGAGCAGCTGCGAATAGTCCGACAGATTCGGCTGCCCCGGCACGGATCCGCCCAGGCGTTGCGCCAGCGGCTGGAACGATCGGCCCGAGCGCTCCATACGCTGCACGTCCACTGGCGTCGGCCGGGTGAGCGGCACGCCCGGAAGCCCGGTCAGCTCCGTCCCCGGAAGCGGCCCCGTCAGCCCGTCCAGGACGCCCGCTACGTGCGCCCGGTGCGCCGCGTCGAACTCCGCCTGCGTCGGCAGGTTCTCCGGCGCCGGCGTCTTCAGCCTCACCAGCGCCTCGCTCCGCTCCCGCGCCGCGCCGCCGAACTTCGCCTCCCACAGCGCCGCCTTCGCCTCCTTCGGAATCGGCAGCGGATCGAAGCGCCGCCGGAAATCTTCCGGATCGCGTGCAGCCTGGAACAGGTCCCAGGCCTGCGCCTTCATCGGCTGCGACACGTCGAGCGGATCGAGGATTCCCTGCAGTTGCTCCGCCGCCCCCGCCATCACCGCCTACCGGTACGGATTCGCCAGGCCGCCGCCCGCATCGGCCGCAATCGGGGCCACGCCGGCCAGCGCGTCCTTGGCCGCCAGCAGCCGCCGCTTTTGGCCCTGGATGCGCGCGATCTCCCGCGCGTTCTGCTCGATCTTCCGCTCTTTCGTCGCGCGCTCCAGCGCGTTCAGATCCCGCTCTTCGCCGCCCCGCGCGGACACCTTACCGCTTTTCAGCTGCGCGCCCAGCTCCAGCCGCTCGTTGTGCAGCTTGTCCTCCTGCGCCTGCAGGCGGTCGATCTGGTCCTGGTACTGCTTAAACTGCGTGGAGACCTGCCCGGGCGTCGGTCCGTTCGGCCGGCCCTCCCGCGGCCGCGGCCGCGCGATCCCGCGCGCCGGCTCGCCCGTCACCAGCTTCGGCCGGCCCGTCTGCTCGTCGAAGCTCAGCACGGTCGGAGTCACGTCCCCCGTCTCGTAGTTCGGGTAGCTCTGCAGGTGCAGCGGCGCGGACTTTCCGCGCCCCAGTTTATGGTGGTAGACCATCGCCCGCAGAATGTCGTCCACGTTCGCAAGCGGTACCCGCGTACCGGCCGGCACGATGCCGCCCAGCAGCGTCGAGCCTTCCGGCGTCACCAGCAGCCCCTCGCGCCGCAAGCGGTCCGCCGCCGCCGTATCCTTGACGCGCTCTGCCATTTCCAGGTCCGCCTGGTGCGTCTCACGCGCGCGCCGTGCCTGCTCTTCCGGAGTGGGCAACTCGTACGTCAGATCCTGGCCGGCCCGCGTCTTGTACCGCACCGTGCGCGAGGAATCGGCCTTCCGCGTGATCGGCGCCCGCACCCCAACCATGCCGGGGATGTCGGCCTCCTCCGTCACTGCGCCACCCTCCACGGGCCGCGCCCCGATCGCGTTGAAGCGCTCGACCAGGCCAAGGTCCTGCATCTGCCGCTGCTGCTCGAACTGCTGCTGCTGCATCGCCAGGTGCGCCTCCTCGATCGCCGCCTGGCGGATGCGCTGCGCGATCGCGTGCCCCTGCACGAATCCCTCCAGCAGCGGCGCCGCCGCGTTGAACACCTTCACCGGCATCTAGCTCTCCCTCCAGTCGTAGCTCTCGTCAGCCCAGCCGCCGCCGTAGCCTCCGCCGGCCGCCGGCGCCGGGCCGCCCTTCAGCATCCGGTCCAGCATGTTCAGCGTCGCCAGCGTCCCGAGCGAGCTGCCCAGCCCGGTGAACGCGCCGCCGAGCATGTTTCCCGGCGTCGTCTGCTCGCCCTCCGACTTCTGCCCGCGCCCCAGCGAGAGGAGTTGCTCCGCCAGGCTCACCGCCTTGTCTCCGCGGTCCAGCGTCATCGCCGCGAACTGCGGCTCCAGGTCGCTCAGCGCGCGGATCCGCTGCAGCTCCGTCTTGCGCAGCGCCGCCCCGAACTTCCCGCTCCGACCGCCGCCGAAGCTCAGGAACCGGTCCGCGAGCGCCGTGGGCGCGTCGTCATACGCCCGGTT